AAGACCATTGCAAATGATATGGTCACCTAGACCAAGATGATGGTGAACATATAGTGTATTTGGATTCACATCAATATTTGGCATAGGACTTTTCTTCAGTCAAAGAAGATCCCGTAATAGTGTTTATTGTCTTCTTTATTTCTGCTCTTTTGTCGTTTATAAAGTATACTGCTCTAGCAAGAGAGACAAACTCATCGTCAAAAAGTTTTACTCGTTCTTTATCACGAATTTGATCTTCTATATCCCAAAGAGAAGAATTTACTTGTTTGAGTTCAAGATACAGAGGGTGATCAAAATTCATTATTATCAAAAAATCAGGAGTAATCTCCTCTAGTTCTTTTGATACATTTATGATCTTGCTGTCGTCAATAAGGCGTTCTTTCTTTATCATCAAAATAGAAACCTTGTCTGCTATTTCACCATTTGATACTTCAATTTTCATAGGATATCTCTAACCAAATTTGTGTCCTGTTCACTATTGTATTTGTCGTTCTCGTCAAAGACTTGTCCTACGAACCACACTCCACCATTGGTTTCTCCACGAGTAGCACCAGTAGGGAACGGAGCCTTCTGAAAAAATGGATCGTGTACACAGCAGGTGATTTCATCATCAGTAACCTTGCTCCACACCCATTCCCACAGGAAAGACTGGTCTTGTCCCTTATCGCTGCTTGGCTGAAACTCTTCCATGTCACGAGCAATACCCTTGAGTTTTCCGCCCTTAACCCCCCACATACCACCAAGTATTGGCGCACCGTGATACGGATGATCACGCATAACATGGAGATCGGCTCCACTAGCCAACCACTCTTCAACAGCAAGCCGCTCACGCTCGGATAGACGGGAATCTGTGTCACGGGACATCATGTACTCTACGCCTTCTTCATCAGCGGGAAGGAATCGGTGGAACATACCACGGCTGTCTTCCGAATTATAATCACCGTCTATCATCCGTACAATCACATTCTTACGGGATTGTAGTTCTGCAATTATTTCTTTTGGAACAGAACTAAAGCAGTAGAACATACAAGTCCAATCAGGAAACAGCGTAGCCGCAAGATCGGCATTCTTGACCGCACCAACGGTGTATGTGGGCTTGTCGCCCCACAGGCTGAACGATATTACTTTCATTGCTGCTCCTGTGGAACAAGGGAGGTGGTTGTCTCGGAACTATAGATGTACCCGTGCAACGAGTCATCAATGTGATGTTCCGTCTGAATCTTGGGGTACAGGCGCATGAGCCAATCAATGTCTTCCGAAGACTGCCCGTTGGCTCCATATACAGGATTAAAAGATTCACTCTTGGCAATATCACTGCGCCACAGGCACATATGGTACGGTGGACGCTTGATGTCACCAAGGAAGCCGTCTTCGTCCCGCCACAACTGCCCGTGGGGATTTCCGATGCCGAACTCCACATCCATTGGTTCGCCGTTGATGCTGCACCACTGGTTGAATGAGATGCAGTCAACATCGTTTTGGTCAATAGCGGTCAGGATCTTACTCATGTAGTCCTTGCTGACTGCATCGTCATCGTCCAAGAACGCAATGTACTTACCCCGTGCCATTTGCAGGAGGTCATTACGCTTCTCGGAAATGCTCTTGGAGCGATTGTCCAACAGCACAAGAATCTCTACCGCCTTGCCTTGTCCTACAGCATCGGCTTGCTCTTGTAGATGCTTCACCGCAGCGGTCATGGATTCGATGCGTTCGGGAATGGACAGCATCAGGATGCTGAACTTGATTTCACTTGCTGATACTGGCATTGAACATTTCCTCCATATCAAATTTATTTGCGCCTCTGCGCTTGAATGTTTCACCGTCCACCCCGTACATCTCCGCGTTTTCGTTACGAGCGTGGAGGGTGTCGAATGGCTCACCCGTCCACTGGTGCTGAATAATGCACAGGTCGCAACGGCGCAACTTGTTCAGCGCAGCACAAACCTGTGTCTGCTCGTTGTCGCAGTACAGAGACTTGTACTCAGGATTGTAAATGTATCCGAACTGCTTGTACAGGGGGAAGCCCATGACTGTGAGAGTCATCAGCGGGTCTTCCTTTGGACGCAGACCATCCCAAAACTTGATTGCACCATCAAAGTCAGGAAAGGCTTGAGAGAAAGCACCAAAGATTATATCATCGTATCCCATCTGCACGGGCACCATGTCATCTGATGCCAACAGCAGTACATCGCCGTCAACACCCTCTAGGTTGGCATTGCAAGCCTCAATCTTGGACTTAGAGTTCCCGTAGAAGCACTCAATCTGTGCGTTCTCTGCACGAGTGGAAATCCACTGGTGCATTTCAGGATTATTCATGGTGAGATCATCCTCATCCATTGACAGGATGAAACGAACATCATGCCGTCCACTCAAGAAGGTGAGGTAGCGGGAAAAGACGGTTTTGAATTTTTCAGGTCGGTTCCGCGTAGGGAACTTGATCACAAGTCTGCTCATAATATAAATCTCCGTTGTCTACTCTTCGGTCTTGATGTTCTTCTTGGAACGACCGATGTGATATTTAGGACACAATTCCCACTCACCCTTCTCCTTGAATGGAAGGATCTTTATTTTGTTGAGTGGCACTTTTTCTGTAATCTTGGTTTTGTCCACGATCTTAATCAGCCCCCACTCCTCAAGGAGACACGCAACGGTGTTACGCCGTCCAATGTCCTCACTATTTATGGAGGTAGGCAAACTGTCTAGGGCAAACATTTCCTTGAAATGCACAATGTAATATTTACCCTTCTTGTGCAGAATATGGCATGATTGCCACAACTTCTTTTCTGCGCGAGACGACACGCCAATACGCGTCAAGGTTTCACGGACTTTAAGAAAGTCATCGGGTTTCTGTAGACTGATCTCTAGCAGATCAGTGGTTTCAAGATCAATATATCGTTCATCTGCTTCCATGTTCTGCTCACTCCTGATAATTCGGAACCGCACATGGAAGTATTTAGATTATTTGCTTCGTCCACCTTTATCCACAGCGGCAACAATCTCCTCTAGATCGGCTTCGGACAGCACAGACAGGGCTTCTCGCGCCTTGCGGGAAGATATACCGTAGTACTCCACTAGAGCCGCCACACGACTATCGTCTTCCCGCTTTAGCCATTTGGAGAACCGCTTACGGGGACGAACTGCTCCCCGCAGGAAGTCAAAGTGCATTTTTGAATCTATAAGGGGACGAGTATTCATCTCGTTTGCCGCGAACAGGGTATCGGGGAAATACGACAGGCAACGGGTAACCACGAACGGTGGATACGACTGCTTCGTGTAAGACTCGCTACTGTCTAGTAGCGGATCCTTTGAAACATTGATGGCATTTAAATAATCACTCAGGGTGTGAGTCATCGGCTACTCTTTCTGCGGTTATATTCTTTTCTGTACTGCTTGCTGATGCGGAACAGTTCATCTAGTTGAACCCTTGTCAAACGGGTAATATCCTGTTTCATCATTTGCCGTATTTCTTTAGGCATTATGGAGTAATACGGGGGATCAGGAAAATCATCAGGGGTCAACGCAGTCTGATACTCACGCCTGTCCTTGAAATCTTTGAAGACTCTGCCTTTTTTTACGCTGCGATTCCGTGCCATTACTTGAACTTAATCTCCATCATTAGTTGCACAAGGCAAGCCGTGAGATTAATCTCGTGATCCGCAGCAAACGCCGCCTTGTACTGGTAGTCTGCAAGAATAAGAATGGCTTGGGGAATAGACCCACCCTCAACCGTATCACACAGGCTATCGTAAATTGCGCGGTACACCCGTGTCTGATCGTTGTCTAGGTTGTCCACCACCCACCTACGAACATTGGCAAACTCCTTTGCCTTCATGTGCTTCACCAAGTCGCGGATCTGCACATCCCCAAGGGTCTGAAGAATGCCCACATCAATCTTTCCACTCACGGAATACCGCTGAAGTTCGTTCAGGGTACGCCGAAAGTCAGGAAAGTACTTTGTAATGAGTTGAGCCACCACCTTGGGTTCGTACTCAATACTCTCGGCTTCTAGAATCTCGGTGGCTCGTTTCAGGAACTTTACCGCAATCTGAGCCTTCTCCTTCTGCTGTATACGAAAATCTATACAGGTGCATCGGGAGTGCAGCGGCTCAATGATTCTATTTTTGAAATTACAGGTAAGAATGAACCGACAGTTGGTCGAGAACTCCTCAATGAAACCCCGAAGTGCTGGCTGTGTGGACTGTGCATTGGAGTAGTCAAACTCATCCAATATCACCACCTTCTTTACGCCTTCGGTAAGAGACACCGTGGACGCAAAGTTTCTGATTCGGGTACGGAGAGTATCAATGTTTCCGTCCTCGGAGCAGTTCACCACAATATAGTCACAACCCAAATCATTACACAAGGCTCTAGCAATAGAAGTCTTGCCACAACCCGCTCCTCCACTCAGTAGTAGATTCTGCGGTTCGCCTCGCTCCGCCATTTGCAGGAACAGGTCATGCGTTTCAGATGGAAGAATACAATCAGCAACGGTTTGTGGTCGATACTTTTCGCACCACAATCCCTTCACGGTTTCTGTTGAGATCACTTTAAGCCTTGTATGTTGAGTCTGCGTTCAGGGCAATCCAATAGGTCAGAGGTTCATTCTTATTCGTGAAGGAACTGACCACCTTCTCCGAAATCGCAACAGCGTAATCACCTGGAAGAATCTTTAGATTATCCACATCAAAGATAAAGTCGAATGTGGCACCCGAAGCATTCTCCCCCACAATCACCGAATAGAAGTTAGAGGTCTTATCTGCCTTGTCTGTGGCTGCAAGTTCGATGTGCTTGCCGTCTGCCGATGATCGCACACACAGATGGGTTACCTGAAGCACCGAAGCCGCCTTGATGATCTCAGCAAAGTCCTTCGACTTCAGATCAAACTGCACCACAGGGGACGGCATACTGATCTTCTTGCTTGTGGAAGTCACTAGACGAGGATCACAATAGTAGTAGCGAACACTTGAGTTTCCGCACTTCACGGTGATATAGTTGTCCTCAAACACGAACTCAGGATCCTTGAACAGACTCACGGTTCCCAAGAACTTGTTCAAATCCCAAATAGCAAACGACTTGGCAAAGGTTTCATCCACCTTTGCTTCGGCAAGGATATTCTTAGTGGACGACAGGGTATTCAACTTGTTACCCTCGTTCACTAGAATTCCTGAATTAATACTAGCAAAGTTCTTGAGTATATCAAGTGTTCGCTTGGAAATCTTCACCACATTAGTCTTGGTCTTCGTTGTCATAATCTTCTCGCTTTCCTGCATTAGAGTCTTCCACAAATCTTTTCAAAATTTCTTTCTGATCGTGGCGGCGGCTGCTCTTATGCTTTCGCTCCACACTCTTACGAGCCTTCTTTGCGTTCGGGTCGCTACTGTCGTAGTCACGGTTGTTGCGCTCAAACATATCAAAAGTCCTCAATATCAGAAATAAGGTTACGCAAACCCTTCTCTATCATGTAGCCAAGAATCTTGCTACGAGAGGGTGTAAAAGGTGTATTCCAATTCACTTCAATTTTTTCTTCGTACTCGGATGGGATATGAAGCAGATCAATGAGTGTCTTGTTTCTATTCCAATTCGCTTGGTGCTTTTCTTGTACCACTCCATGCTCCGCGTAATAGTTTAGCAATTCATCCATACGCTTCTTTGTGATGGGCT